GCCGCCGCAGAGCGGGGCGACCAGCTCACCACCGGCTCCCCCGTCCAGGTGGACTCGTCCACCTTGGGGCTGCGCCGGATGTGGCTGGCAAAGACATGTACCGGGGCCTGCTCCTGGAGCAGCCGCTCCCCCTGCTCCACCGTGTCCGAGCGGTACCACATGGTGGGCAGGCAGCCCGCCACATGCACGTCCGGGTAGATGCTCCGCAGGCGGTCAATCTGGGCTGTCAGCTCATTCATCCCTCGGACCGAGTAAGCGTCTACCTTGATGGGGATGACCACGTCCGTGGAGGCGGCAATGGCCGCCGCGCAGGCCGGGGACAGCGCGGGTGGGCAGTCAATCACGATGCAGTCGTAGGCGTCAGCCTCCGCCACCGCGTCCCGCAGGTCACGGATGGCCCGCAGGTTGGGCCGCTCCCCCTGGAGCAGATCCACGTCCAGGTTGCGCAGCTCGTCGTCGGCCGGCAATACGTCCAGGCCCCGGATGCTGCTGTGATACAGCAGGTCGTCGTAGTAGGCGTCCGGGATTGTCAGCAGCCCGGCCAGGGTGTTATATTCCCCCGGCGGGAGCAGGGACTGGGTGGCGTTGGCCTGGGGGTCTGCGTCAATGAGCAGCACCCGCTGGCCGTACTCGGTGGCCAGGATGGCGGCCACATTGACGGCGGTGACGGTCTTTCCGACGCCGCCCTTCAGGTTTACAATGGCGATTGTCTTCACGTTTATCGTCCTTCCAGTTTAAAATTTGAAGCTCTCCCGCAGGATTCCCCGCCCGGTGTCCACCCGGACGGTGAAGTAGCGGTGGGCCCGGTTGATGTACTCAATATGCCCGGTCACCCGCCGGGGGATGGTTTTTGTGTCCTTGCCCCCAATTTCCGCGCCGAAGGCGGCGGGGACAAAGGTGTAAGCCTCACCGATACGCATATGGGCTCCTCCTTCCCGAGACAGCGAAGCGCCCACGCCAGGGCCTCCGCCACCTCCTCATGCTCGGCCCGGCGGGCCGCGTCCGCCCGTGCCAGGGCGGCATGCCGGCGGCACTCCGCCTCAATCAGCTCCAGCCGCCGTCCGCTTCCCATAGGGCTGCCTCCATTTCCGCAAAGTCATTTGTTCCGGCCCTTCCTGGGCCTTTGTCGGCCGGTTGGCGAGCGCAGTAACCCGGCTGGATGCCATGGAAAAAGCCATATTGCACCGGCCCACAGAACCGTGCCGGTTCTTGGCCAGGTTGACCTCCAACATGGAAGGCACGTTGGGGTCTACCGTGCCTGGGTCGGCGTAGTAGTCTTCCCGGTAGAGGAAGATTACCCCGTCGGCGTCCTGCTCCAGCGCCCCCGTGTCCCGCAGGTCGGAAAGCTGGGGGTGCTTGTCCTGACGGCTTTCCAGCTCCCGGTTAAGCTGGCACAGCACCAGCACCGGAATTTTCAGAGCCCGGGCCAGGTTCTTCAGGGCACCCGAGATCTCTGTGGTGTATTCATACCGGCCTGCCCGCCGGAGCTCTGCCGGCGGCGCGATCTTGCCGAAATAGTCCACCACCACCAGCCGCAGGCCACCGATGCTCCGGGCCAGCGTGCCGATATCGTCCACCGTCATGGTGGGGGCCTCGTTTGAATACAGGGGGAGCGTAGAGAGCTGGCTGGCAGCCTGGGCCGTTTGGGCGGCCTCTGCATCGGTCAACGGCTGCATAAGCAGCCGCTCGGACGGGATGCCGGTCAGTCGGGAGATGCGCTTGGCAGCTAACTGATCGCTGTCCATCTCCAGCGAGATAAAGAGCACCGGGTCGGCCTTGGCCACGCGGTCGGCGATGTTCAGCGCCAGGGTGGTCTTCCCCATACCTGGGCGCGCGGCCAGCAGATAGAGCCCGCTGTTGATCAGCCCACCGCCCAGTAGGCTGTCCAAGGCCATGTAGCCGGTGCAGACGTATGCCTTGCCGTCCCCGCTTTCCACCGCCTCCCGTTGACGGTAGAAGGCGGTCAGGATGTCCGTCGGGGTGGCCAGCCTCCCAGCGCTGCCCTGACGCTCCAGCTTGTCCAGCGTCTGGCGGGCCTGGGCCAGCGCCTCCGCCACCGGCGTCCGGTTGGTCACCCGGCTATGTACGGTCTCGGCCAGCTCCATCAGGCCGGAGCGGAGAACATCTTCCCGGACGATGCGGACGTGCTCCTCCACGTTGGCCGCCGTAGCAGCCAGCTCCATCAAGCCGAAGAGATACTCCCGGGATACTGGCGCGCCCATCTTGGCAGTCTGATCAAGGACAGTTACTGGGTCGACAGAGCCGCCCGCCCGCTCCAGGGACAGCACGGCTTCATAGACGGCCCGGTCAGAGGCCAAGCGGAAGTCGGCGGGCCGCAGTGACCGCTCTACTGTGGGCAGGCAGGCGGGGGACAGCAGGATGGAGCCCAGCACACTCTGCTCCGCCGCCGGATCCCAGGTCAGATCAGCCGGATTCATCTGGCACCAGCACCTCCTCTCCGTCAACGATCGCCATGTGCCAGCCCGTCATCTGCTGGGCTGCCGGCCGGCCCTGCGCCCTGGGTCTGGGTGGCTCGTCCGTCCACCGCTGGTTGCGCAGGTAACGGCAGGCGTAGGGTACCGGCCAATCCGGTTCCTTGGTCTGCCACAGCAGCGCCCGTGCAATGGCGTCGATCAGCTCGTCCCCTGGCTTAAGCCTGTCCCATTCTCGGACGGCACTCACCCGGTCTTCATGCCGGGGGTAGTACGCCCAGAACTTTTCAAACCGCTCCGGCTTCCAGGCAGGGACGCTCTTTGCCTTTTTCTTTTTGGGCGGTCCCCCTTGGGGGACTATAGGGGGTATATGATCAGATCTTGTATTGATCTCTCCGACATTTTTGTCAGGAGGGGTGGTGACAATTTTGTCAGGAGGGGTCCCGACATTTTTGTCGGGAGGGGGTGCCCCCGCCCCCTCAGTGTTGTAGATGGCATAAATCCGCCGCTCCAGGACCTCCTGCGTGGCCGTGTCCCGTACCACGTCAACCCGCAGATAGCCGCGGTCCACCAGCGTGGACAGCAGGCGGGTCACGCTGCGCTCAGACAGGCCGAAGAGGTCGGAAAAGTAGCTGTTCTGTGCGTAGCAGTATCCCAGCTTGTCCGACAGGGCAGTCACCTCGCCATACAGCAGCTTGGCGTTTGGCGGTAGCTCCTTATCGTACCGCACTGAGGCGGGGATCAGAGCCCAAAACCCCGGCTGTTCGTTTCCCTGGTTCATTCGGCGCACCACCCCCTTGTGCAACTCAAAATTGTGTGCTATAATACAGGTGTCTTCACGTTAGGCCCTGGTCGCTGTGTCCGAGCGACTGGGGCCTTTTTTTGCCCTCTGTAGGGCATCCATGGCCTTACGGTAGCGGTCAGCCTGTCCCCCGCAAAACGCCGCCAGATTATCCGCCGCCCGGCGCTGTTCCGATGCCCCCAAGGACTCGGCGATATTGGCCCAGTCCTTGGCATCTCGCATCTTGCTGTCCTCTGCCACGATCAGCGCCGACTCCAGCGCCGACACGGTCTCATAATCCAGCTCCATCAGCATGATGCTGCCTCCTTCTGTTTCCGCAGGCGCTCCAGTACGGCCCGCCTGCGCCGGGCGAGACGCCTATGGCGGTACTGTTCCCGGTCCAACCGGGCCAGCTTGGCCCCGTAGGCCGGGTCCCCTGTCCGGGCGCAAAACTGGTGCAGACGCCCCAGCTCGTCCGCGGCGTGCTCCCAGTCCAGGGCGCTTTCCAGCAGGGCCTCCGCGATGGTGTTATAGTCCCGATTGCTGAGCTCCAGCCGTATCATGCTCATGCGCTCAGCACCTTTCCCATGAGCGCCGACACTCCGGCCAGCCGCAGATCCAGCGCCTCCTGGACGTGGCGCACCATGACCTCCTCCAGCTCCCGGAGGCGGTAGGTAGGCAGGTCTCCCCTCTTGTACTTCACCAGGAGGCCGGGGCTGATGTTGTATGTCCACGTCCCTGCCTCCCCGCTGCAAACGGCAAAACCGAAGGGTGCCCGCTCTTCCCGCAGGGCACGGTAGATGGTGGGTGACGACCAGCCTATGTATCGGGCCGCCACATCAATCGGCACGTTGTCATACGCCATGATCTCCTCGTCCGTGAGCGGCCGCTTGGTTGCCTTTTTCACTCTACTCCCTCCTCAAGATGTCCCTGTTTGGCGTAGCGCACGGCCATGGCGGCCTCCACGATGCCCTGTAAATCCTCCATGATGGCATCAAACTCGGGGCGCTCCGCCGAGTCAATCACATTGTCCTCTGCCATCTGCATGAGACGCCGGTCGGCGTGGCTGTCAGCAAAGGCATAGATCCGGTTGGTCAGTTTAGCCGACGCCTCCAGCACGGAGCACTGAGGCACCTCCGGTACTACCCGGCTGTACATGGCATTTCGCTCGCGCACATGCCGCACAATCAGATGTAAGGCATTGTACAGGTCCGACATTGTCTCCACTACCTCGTCAGGCGGTACCCGCTGGCCGGTCTCATAGGCCCGCAGGCTCTCCACGCTGATACCCAGCCGCTCCGCTGCCGCTTCCTGGGTAAAACCGGCAGACTTTCGACAGATTTTGTAGATATTCCGGTATTCCTCCGGCATGGTAATCACTCCTCCCTGGGGGTACAATATTGGCATGAGGTCAGACGGCCGCCTCGAAAAGCGCCGCCTCGGGAATCTGGTCCACCCGCCCATTCTGGCGGAGGATCAGGATGGTGGGCTCGTGGCCCCGAAGGGTCAGGCGCACCGCGTTCTTGGTAACCACCTCGGCGCACTGCACCTTGTCAATGTCATAATGGTTCTCAATCCAGCGGGCAATCTGCCGCTGCTCCGGTGTACGGATCATAAGCAACTCCTTTCTCAGCTTGCGGCCCCGTTTCCACCCTCGGGCGGCTCGGGGCCGTAGAGGGCGTCGATGCTGCATTGCAGGATGGCAGCCAGCCGGGGTAGCTTGTCGGCGCTTGGCAGCGCCGTCCCCTGCACCCATTTGGTGATGCAGGAAGGCGATACCCCCATGGCGTCGGCCAACTGGATGCGCTGGATGCCCCTCTGCTCCATCAACTCGCAGATCCTCACCTCTTCACCCCCTCCAAATTTGGTGTTGTCCGAGACTGTTCGATGTGGTATGATAAATTTGACTAGAAGTGTAATGTAAGCGGATGTGATTGACGTGCCTACTACCCTTTTAACTTTGGCAGAGGAACTTGCCCCCTATGTAGTAGCTATTATTTCTGTTTTCGGTGTCGTGTTCACCGCTTACCATGAGCGGGCCTCTCAGTTAAAAGCGGCCTATTTTCAGAAGATGTCCGATGCTTATGAGCAGTACTTTGATGCCTTAGTACGTTATGTCTACAACGATCCTCCAACTGGAGGCACTTCTTTGGTCGTTGCCACCCATACCGCTGCGCTTTATGCGTCCGCAGAAATATCACACCACTTACAACTACTGACAAAGATGGCTCTTTCCTATCGGCAGTCTGGCACCCCAGACATACATGAATTGACCGGATATCTCGCCGACTTTTCTGCCCGTCTCCACCGGGATGTCGCTTATTCTGCCTCTCAACAAGGGCGGCATCGGGGTTCCTAGCCGGGAATCCTATATCAAGGACTCGAATAGGCACATCAGGCTCTGGACGCAAAAACATCTTTATCATTCCCTAATCTTTGTCTGTGGGCGTTGCCGCGCCCTCTTGTTTACCTGTGGTTAAATCATAGCCGGAGTTTCTCCGGTTGTCAATAAGATTTTCGGAAAAACTCCGGTTTTGTAAGTTTAAACAAAAACACACCCGGAAATTTTACGTTTTGGAGGTGAGCGAAGTGGATACGGTTGATCGGATTTTTGAAATCCTCGATCGCCTGCCCATGGAGCAGCGAGAATTTGCTAAACTCGTAGGGGTTTCCGATGACACCGCAAGCGATTGGCGTCGGAGACGCTCTGCCTCCTATACAAAGCGGCTTGCCAAGATCTCGGAAGTTCTGGGCACCTCGGTGGAGTATTTACTGACTGGTGAAAAAAAAGAGCCCGCCCCCGCTCCGAAGAATGGGGACGAGCTGGACCGTGACACCATCATGGCGGCATTCATGGGTGGGGACATGGATATGAGCCCCGAGGAGAGAGACGCCCTGTGGGATGACGTGTACGAATACGCCAGATTCAAGGCCGAGCAGTGGAGGAAAAAGAAAGACCAGGAATGAATCTTTATGAGCTCTATGATTTTGCCGTGGATCAGGGGATTGATGTAGATTGGTACACCATGCCCTTCGCCAAGTCCTTCTCGATTTTCATTCCATCGCTTGACCGGCGCGCGATCGCGCTGGACCCGTGGAAATTCGAGACTATAGCGGATGAGTTCACCACCCTGGGCCACGAGGTCGGTCATTGTATGACCTACAGCTTCTATAACCGCTG